GCGCCTCTTGCTGTCGGGGAGGTCTACGCCGGGAAGACTGCCAAAAAAGTCTTAATGCGTCAAGAAGCTCCGAGCGCCTGAGTGATCCAAGACCGAGCGAGCCGGAAATGGTCAAAGGCGGGTTAATACGGGAAGGGAAAAGGGCGGAATTGCGCCTCATCGAACAACCGAGGGCGAGGTCACGGCGGGCGAACTGATCCGCAGAAAATGACATCGGAACGCCGCCTATAGCGCCGGGAAGGAACCCGGCGCGAACACCCCAGCGGCAAGACCGCGATTATCTGCTCGAATGATAGACCCCGCGATTTATTCGGCGCGGCGGCTCATCATCGGTATAAGTGCCACGCGATGCCGCAGCGGCAAGCCGCTCACTATCGCCGATAATTATTGCCCTAGGGCGTGACACTTCGACGCGCTCGGGGTAATCGTCGCGCCGGGACGCAAAAGACGGCCGCGACTCCTGAACAGCGACAAATGGCTGAAACGGGCGCGACGCAATCCACGACGCACACGCTTCGGCATCCAAAAAAGCATCGGTACCCTGCTGGGTGTAACAGCTACAACGCGACGCAGTCTGAACACACCCGACAACAATGGGCATCTGATGGACTTTGCGCACGGAATCGTATAGCGGAGCAGACTCAGGACGACCGCGCACGGTCGGAACAAAATGCTCGGGTTTCAACGACAACGATTTAGTGGTGCCCTTAGATTGAACATCCGAAAGCAGCGAATCGCTGCCCTCCTCGCCAAGCTCCGCAGGCGGCTGGGGCACATAACCGCCCCCGTAGATGCGCCCATACATATACCGCCCACCGATCGCCAAAAACAGCACAATACCGAGCACCAACCAAACCTGAAAAGGCACACGCCGGACAGGCTTTACATGAACGCTCGCACTTTGATATTGACCAAACACACCTTTCGGCAAGCGCCACGGCCTAGAAACGGCGGCGGTACGCTCTGACCTGGACGATGGATCGACGCACTCTGACCACTCCAACAGCCTACGACCGGCCCACGTAGCTCGAAGATGCAAATGTCGGCCGACCAATCGCCGCACGTTACTATCGATCAACGATGGCGCCTGAGTAGCGAGCCAAATATCCAACCCCTGATGCCGATGCACTTCCAACGCGGCAACGTGGGACGGCACAGCTTTACCAGAAGAACGCGGGCGAAAAACGCTTTGCGCCTCGTCCAAGATCAAAAGCGCGCCATCAGGAAATTTCCAGCGAAGGCCGTTGGCCGTGTCAGACGTTTCCACCCATTCATCAGGCTCGGGCAATATCTCGTGAGGAATGCACAAACCGGGAATACCCCGAACGAATACCGGCCGATTCGGGAATTTATTGACGAAATCCAGAAGCTCAGAAACGATCAACGACGACTTGCCAGCCCCCGGAGCGCCAGTAATCAGGGTAATCATGCTGGCCCGCCAGGCATAGCACCAATTCGCGATATGGCAACCCACGCGACAACCGTGGTGATGGCGGCGAGCCAGTACGAAACGGCATCCACGAAACCGGACATAGAGATCACCGCGTAAACGTCGCCGGTAACGCCCGTCCAGGCGGCCGCGACGGCCTCATCAACTCGCGTCTTCACCAGATCAAGCCCGGTAAACGAAAGCACACCCATACCCAGCGCAAAAATGACTTTGCGAACAACCGGCCCGATAGCTCCGGCAAAAAAGGTAGCCCAAGACATTTTTAAACTTTCCTCAGCATAGACAACACCCACAGACCCGCAGAAAGCGCACCCATCGCCCGAATGATAGGCGCAATCCCTTCCGCAAAATCACACACCGGACGCCACGACAGTTGATGCACCGTCCCCAAAATATCGAGCGGGATGGAAGCTGGGCACTGCCCGGTTGTCGGCGTGATCGTCAAATCCACAGACACATCGTGAGTTTCCCAAGTGGTGTCCTCCATCTCGCCGAGCTCTGCACAGCCGCTGGCCTTTGGATTTACCTTGCAGACGTCAGGCGGCGGCGGCGGCGGAGAGCCGCCGTTATCGCCAGTGGCCGTGCTAGTGCCCGTTGTCGTGCTGGTTGTGGTTGACGTACTACCATCCGGGTGATGTGTCGTGGTGGTTTCGCGGTCCGTAACGGTAATGTCATCGACGCCGGGATTGCCGTAGTCGAGATCGTGCACAGTCTCTTTTGTGGTGGTCGTGGTGCCCTCTGGCCCCGTGGTCGTGCTAGTTCCCGACTCCCCCGGCACTGAATCTGGACCAGTCCACGCGACGGGCGGGCCAGGAATCGGCACGGACTTGGCTGCGTCCTCAGCGAGCTCGGGCGCCCGATTAGGATTTGATGCTGCCCAATCATCAAACGCCTGTTCCATGTCCGTGTCTGTAGCTGGTATCGGAGGGCCACTAATAGGCGGCGGTTTATCGCCACAGGTCACGCCATCGGGGAGCAGCACCGCAGGCGCGACACACCACACGTCAAACGCAACGGGGAATTGGGTTCCACCCGAACACTGAATCCGTTTCGGTTGGCCACTGGGGTAATAACCATAGGAAGTCCGAATACTGCAGGTGCCTGTAGGATATGACGCCGAGCAACTGCGGAACTTACTTTGCACGGCGCTCGCAGTAATAGCATGCCCGCGCAGGCTGACGCAGGCTGTAGTCGAGCCTACACGATAACGATCTTGAGAAGGGGTTTGATATTCAGGCCAGTCCGCCCAATAAAACGACTCCGACGGATATACCCAATCACCCAGCCCGGCATCCCAGCCGATGCCGTCTTGACTCAAAGCCTCGACCATGACTGCGCCAAGAACACCGACCGGAGTGGCGCGCACGGCCGCGCGAGCCATTTGCGCCACCGCAGTGCGCGCAATGGGGTACTGTTTCGCAACTTCGAACACCCCGCCATAGCCGCGCCGCGCTTCCATCGTCACGGCACCAGCGCCGGCGGCTTTAAATCCCGCCGAGCGGCTAGGCTGCCGCCCATATTTTGCCCCGAAAGCCGCAGTAGAGCGCACGTTCGGGTCTGCGGAATCCCAAGTAGGGCGAGCACTCCAGTCGTCTGCGCCATACGATCCCGCACAGACAAGCAGCGCGATGCAGAACAGAGAAAAACAAACGGCGACCCTCACCGGAGAAGAATCCACGCGGAGCCACACACGGCAAGCGCAACAGCCAACTGGTACCCTTCAATAAACACGGAACCCCCTAAACCAATGCGCGACGAATCTGGACAACAGCCCACGCAAGCACCCACGCAGCCACAACGCCCCACGCCAAAACCCAAGCGTCATCCACGCCGCTGACAACATCGCACTCGGCGAAACCCAAGGAAGGCGCGGCAGATTCAGAAACCAAAACGCCCGAATCGTATGAGCGAAGAACCCAACCCGTAGAAACAAACTCGACCGAATGCAGAGCGCCGGAAGAATCAAACGACGAAACAACGCGGGAAAACGCCGCAGATGCCGCGTCCGCTTCGGTGGCGTAACAACGACCTGAAACGGAATACGGCACAGCGGCGACCCCTCAACAGCCGCTTAAGAAAGCGCGCGGCGCATGTAACGGAAGGCGGAAACCGCGACAATAATCGCGATTACCAAACCGGCGACGGTAACCGCGTCCGCGCTGGCATCATTCAACGCAGTCGTAACGGTGGCGGGAACGGCGGCGAAGGCGGAACCAGCGCCCAGCAGACCAACAGGCAGAAGCCCGAACTTGATGGTTTTCATGTTTTCACCTCTTTGCGAATTGCCGGGGACCGCCGGCACGGATTGCCCTACGGGCAAATTCAGCCAGCGCGAGAAACGCTGGGTCTCGATTCAGGTTGAGCGGGAACGTGGGGACGAATCGACAAAACCCGTTCCCGAACGGTTTTGCCGTTCCCAACTCGCTCAGTTACCACCTCAAAAAGACCGGGAAGCGGCAGGTTTTCAATCTCGCGAATCATCGCGGAACTATCAAGCCGCAATTCCTCAACGAAACAACCAGCGGCAAATTCACGTTCGCCATTTCTGGAAGAATCGAATTTACATTCGATGAACAACTTACCCGAATCGATGGCCTTCCCATCATCCATAACACCCTGAAACCGCTTTATACCAACCACGCGAAGAATGGACACTTTTTAACCCTCAGCTTGAAATGAATACCAGTCAGGAACTACAGCCGGGCGGCATTCGATGACCCGGATTCGTGGAGCGAAAGCGCGGAGATTGCGCTTGCTAATATCGATACCATAGGGCAGCAACGCGGCCCGGTGGCGATAAAACGTTGGGCGCGAAAGCAGCCGGGTACAGTCGGAACCGGCCAGATAATCGCGAGCCGTTCCCCGAATAGATCGCGGCAATTCGTCCAGGTCATCGGTCGCGCGTTCGGCACGAGTAAAGATTTCCCGTTTTTCTTCAAAGAGCCTCACAAGCTCGCCCATAGCCCACCCCGTTTGATAATCTCCCAAAAACGCGCAGCCCAAGCCGCTCAATGCGTTACTTTTAATCGTGCCCTCGTAACGGACAATGCCCCGCTCGCGGCAATGTTCAATAACCCGTGAATCGGCGTTACCATGCCGCTCAAGCTCAATGTGTTTTATGTACGCCTTCCAATATTGACGGCGGGATCCCCGCCCAAAATCGACAGTTTCCCCACTGCCCAGCACCCTGCCCGCTTGTCGCGGCGCGTGCTGACTGCCGAGCCACTGCATGAGCGCGTGCGCGTTGTCCGCGCTGCCGGTTTCATAGTTCGCCGTCAAATCGATACGCGAGACCCTGGCCCCCGTCCAAATCTGGCAGAGATTGCCCCGGCTCAAGACTTCGGCCCGCTCGCCAGCCGTAAACGGCGGAAGCCCGTAGTGGGCAGCAATACGGTTGGCGACCTCAAGACATTGCCAGAAGCCCAGCCCAAACAGATTATCTGGACGACCGAAGCGGGAAAGATTGCCGGAGACTGTCACCCGCGCGCCGTCGCAGCGCACACTTACACTGGTTTCGTGGCTGCCCTCATGTCGAACGGGCCGAGTGGTACGCCACTGCTCGACCCCATCGCCATCGGTCGCCAAGACGCAGCCGGCATCAATCCGGGGAAGCTCGACGGTATGAGTTTGGGAGATCGTGAGCCAGTCAACGAAAAAAGGAGGGGTCAAACCAAGGCGGTCATGCTCGGCCCGTTCGGCGCGAAATTGGTCAATATTTGTGCAATTTGTCTCACCAGTGAGACTAAAGGGACGTGTTACTAGCACGTCCCCCCCCAAACCGGCCCCACCGCGCTCGCTGCGCTCGCCACGGTCAGGGCCGGTTAAGGGCAAAGGGAAAGGCACGACGACCGACCCTTGCGAACTCATGCCGATTCCAGTCCGACAGCGGCAATGCGAGCCGCGTGGAGTTCGTCGGCGAGACGCTTGGCAGCAGAGCGGGCATATCGCAGGGCATCAGACTCGGCGCCCGTGGTAGCGACGTGCTGCCCATCTACCAGAACACGAAACGTCTGATCCGTGAACGAGTGGGGCCAATTGGGAACATGCCGCTGAATGAGGCAGGTATAGCCGTGATGGGGGAACCGGGTGTGTTCGACGATCATGGTGCGCCTCTTGCTGTCGGGGAGGTCTACGCCGGGAAGACTGCCAAAAAAGTCTTAATGCGTCAAGAAGCTCCGAGCGCCTGAGTGATCCAAGACCGAGCGAGCCGGAAATGGTCAAAGGCGG